GCTACATCGCCGAGATGACCTACTGGAAGAAGTTCGACGGGCTGTCGCCGGCTGCGAGCAGCAATTGGCTGCTGGCGAATGCGCCGGACATCTATCTGTTCGGCTCGCTGGTGGAGGCCGCCGCCTACCTGGGAGACGACGCGCACCTGCCGCAATGGGAGGCGCGCTACCAGAGCGCTATTCAGAGGCTGCAGGAGGGCGACGACGCCGGCAAATGGTCCGGCGCGACGCCGGTCATGCGCCATGCCGGGAGCAACCCGTAATGGCCGACAATATCCAAACCCCCGGCGGCAGCGGCGGCGACCCCGCCGTCGCCACCGACGAGATCGGCGGCGCGCACTATCAGAAGGTGAAGATCGCGCTCGGCGCCGAGAACCAGCTCGACGGGCTTCTCGGCGGCGGTCAGCGGACGATGGCGAGCAGCATGCCTGTCGCCATCGCCAGCGATCAGAGTGCCGTCTCCGTTACCGATGGCGGCGGGAGCCTGACCATCGACGACGGCGGCGGCTCGCTGACGATCGACGGCACCGTCGAGATCGCCGCTGGGCCGGCCGGAGTGAACGCGTTGCAGATACAGGGCACGGCTGCGCACGATGCGGCGGCCGGCCAGAACCCGATGCAGATCGGCGCCGAGGCGAGATCGAGCGAACGGTCCGCGGTCGCTAACGCCGACGTCGCCCGCCTCGTCGCGGACCTTGCCGGGAAGCTCATCACGCGGCCGCACTGCAATCCAGAGAACCAGGTCTCCGGCGCGGCGAGCACCACGGGCACGGGCGATACGGCGGTCATCGCCGCCCAAGGCGCCGGCATCCGCATCTATGTCACCTCCCTCTCGATCGCCAACAGTTCGGCCAACAATCCGGTCATCGAGATCAAAAGCGCCTCGACGGTGATCTGGCGCACCATCGCGCCGGCCAGCGGCGGCAGCAACGTCACCTTCGATCCGCCCCTCCGACTGGCCGCCAACGAGGCGCTGAACATGGCAAGCCTGGCCGCCTCCACCACGGTCTACTTCAGTGCCAACGGATACAGCGGGGCATGATCATGCGAGCCGTGCGCAACTTCGGCGATGTCGCCTTCGAATCGCTGCGCCGGGCAGTCGACGCCAAATTCAACGATCTGCATGACAGCCTGGAGGAAGCATATTACGGCCGCCGTGCCGAAAATGGGCGGTTCGTGCGCGGCACGGGATGGCGCGACGGCGTGTCCTCGCCCTGGCACGGTGTCGACGTGCAGGCGACGCCGGGGGAGAGCAAGGCGTTGTTCGACCGGCTGCACGGTGCGCTCTGGTGGCGATATGACGGCGCGCTGGCCGCCGAAAACGCGCGCCAGGGCGGTCCCTATCCGCTCGAGAAGCTCGATCCGCCGGACGCTGCCGGCTTGCGCAAATCCGCGGTCGCCCGGCAGCGCTTCGAGACGCTTCCGCCGGATGTACGGGCCGCGATCGACTCCGCCCTGGCGGAGAACCGCAAGCCGATGACGGAATCGAGAGAGGGGTAAATGGAACTGCCGGTCAAGATCATCATTCCTGACGAGCTGCTCGTTGCAGGACCGCGCGGCGAGCCGGGGCGCGATGGGGTCACGCCGTCCCTGACGATCGGCACCGTCGAGACGCTGGCGGCGGGACGATCCGCCTTCGTCACGATGTCCGGTGTCGCGCCGAACTATGTCCTCAACTTCGGTATTCCGACTGCGGCGCCTGCAACGGCGCCGCAACCCGAGCCCGGGCGGGACCCTCGACCTCCGACGCAGTGGAAGGTCGTCTGGGCGAAAGACAACCAGCCGCTCGCCGCCGCCTTCGCCAGCCTACGGGTCACCTACGACAGCGCCATGGATGCGCTCAGGTTCCGCTCCACAGCCGGCACCCCCAACGCCATCGCGCAGTACTCGTGGTATCCGCACGGCACGGGCACGAGCCTGAAGGCCACGCATGCCCGCGCGAGCTGCGAGCTGTTCATGCAGCCGGGCTTCGAGGTGAAGCCTTCTCAGAGCGGCAAGACCGCGCTCGGCCTGTGGATCGGCGTGAAGCACCAGCCGAAGGCCGGCGCGCATCCCGACGACCAGGTCATGGCGAGCGTCCGGGCCTACCGGCCGGCGACGTCGGCTGGGCAGATCGAACCACGGGCGAGCCTCTACAGCTATCACCTCAACCGCCGGCAGAACGACGCCGGCGATCCGGCGAAGTGGTATGGCGTCGGCCCGCGCGTGAAGACGCCGGGCGGCGCCGACCTTGTGGTGCCCGCCGGCAGGTGGCTGCGGCTTCTGTTGGAGGTCAAGCTGAACACGATAACCGATGGCCGCGGCAATCCCGACGGCTGGGCGAGCTACGAGATCTACGACGGCGCCGACCTGCTGGGCCGCGCATTGCTGGAGGGCGCGATCTGGCGGCACGATCCCGCCTGGCTCATCGCCGGCCCCTCCTTCACCGACATGTGGGGTGGCGGAACAGGGCAGACCCCGCCCAAGAGCCAAGACCTGTGGCACCGGAACTACAAGATCGAAGTACCGCAGTGAGGCTGTGATGGCGGTCTTCTTCGGCAGCCCCCTCGACGTCACGCCCGGTACCGCCGGGGCCTGGACCGATATCGACGTATCGGTCGACGTTCCCACGGGTGCCACCGGCGTCCTGCTCCTGTGCGTCAACACGGAGGGTGCGAACAACGCGATCGGCCTGCGCAAGAACGGTTCGACCGACAATCGGACGCAGTTCGGCGGATTCACCAACCATCATGGCGGCGCCATCGGCATCGACGCGAACCGCATTTTCGAGGCGTTCATTGCCGACGCCGCGACGCAGATCATCTGGCTCGTCGGCTACACGACCGATGATGCCGCGTTTTTCACGAACGCCATCGACAAATCGACGGGCACGAGCGGTGCCTGGGTCGACACGGACATCTCCGCCGAGACCGGAGGCGACACCGCGATCGCCGCCTACCTGGAGATGATTGCGACAGGGACGGCGGATGGTTGGGGCTTGCGGAAAAACGGCTCGACCGACAACCGTGTTGCGACCGCCAATGACCCGCGACACACATGGGCGATCATCGGTGTCGACGAGTCCGAAATCTTCGAACAGCAGATCGAAGGGACGAGTCTCGACATGTTCCTGGTCGGCTACCAGATGAGCGGCGCGAGCTTCGACACGAATGCGCCGGACCGCTCGCTCTCGACCACAGGATCCTATGTCGATCTGACGGCGCTTCCGGCGGGCTCCGTGGGCGGCGTCTATGAGCTCTGGAAGGCCGGCGCCAATCAGCGCACGGCGGCGCTGCGGGCCAAGGGCGACTCGGCCGATCCGAACTACACTCTTCGCGTCGGCAGTCACGTATGGCGCTGGTCGGCCTGCGATGCGAGTCAACTCGTCCAGGGCAAGATCTCGAACGCGGATGTGGATTTCTTCGAGATCGGCAGCTACGCGGCGGCATCGCCTGGCGCCCCTGCCGCGAAGACGTTGATGCTGCTCGGCGTCGGGAGCTGAAATGCTGCTGCTGTTCTGGAAGCCGTCGACGGGATGGCGCGCGATATCGAATGCCGGCGGCAGCTGGACGACCGCCGCCACGTCGCCGACGCCCTGGACGGACAGTCATCGGGCCGCGGCGGACTGGACCGTCGCCGGCGAAGCGACTGCGGGTTGGACGCCGGCAGAATCCGCGGCGACCGACTGGCAGAACCATCAATAGCCGTCCGTTCGCCGTGACAGCTCTCGACTCGGACCCTGACGTCCCCGTTCGTCTCTTTGGTCAACATCAATCATGCGAGTGCGAATCCATGATCCCGATCGGTGCGTGGCAGCCGGACCTGCCGGACTTCGAGAACCCCGGCGCGCTCGAGGCCAAGAACGTCGTTCCCGATGCCGCCGGCTATCGCCCGCTGCCGTCATTGGTCGCCGCGGGCAGTGCGATGGAAGACCGCGTGCAGGGCGCCATCCTCGCACGGGGGCAGAGCGGGGCAATTGCCAACTTCGCGGGCGTTGCCGCCAAGCTCTACAGATGGGACAGCGGCGGCGTGAACTGGAGCGACGTCACCCGTACGGCGGGCGGGCCATATGCCACGCCCGCGGACGGCGGCTGGTCGTTCACGCAATTCGGCGATCTGGTGATTGCCGTCAACGGGGTGGATGCGCCGCAGAAGTTCGCCATCGGCTCGGCGACCAACTTTGCCGCCCTGAACGGAACACCCCCGGTGGCGCGCTTCGTCGCCACCGTGCGCGATTTCGTCGTCATGGGCCGGCTGAGCGGGTTGGGGCAGCGCGTGCACTGGTCGGGCATCAACAACGCCGAGACCTGGGCGTCCTCGCAGGCCACTCAGGCCGACTTCCAGGACCTGCCGGACGGCGGCTACGTCATGGGTATCGTCGGCGGCGAGTATGGCCTCGTCTTCCAGGAACGTTCGATCAAGCGGATGACCTATGTCGGCGTTCCCGCGATCTTCCAGTTCGACGAGATCGCGCGCGGCACCGGCACGCCGGCAGAGGGCTCGATCGCACGCCACGAGGATATCGCCTTCTTCTTGTCGGATAACGGCTTCATGGCGCTCGACGGCGCGGGCGGCCTGCGCGCGATCGGCCATCACCGCGTCGATCGCCATTTCTGGAACGACATCAACCAGACATATCTGCACCGCATCAGCGCCGCGATCGACCCGATCAACAAGCTCTACGTCGTCTCCTATCCCGGCCCGGGGGCCGATTTCACGGGCGGCACCCCGAACAGGCTGCTCATCTACAACTGGACGGCCGATCGCTGGAGCCGTGCCGAAATCGAGATGGACATGATCCACCAGGCGGCCTCGCAGGCTGGATATACCCTGGATGGACTCGATGCCTATTCGGCGAATCTCGACACGTTGCCCTTTTCGCTCGACAACCGGGTGTGGACGGGTTCGGGTCGCTTGCTGCTTGCCGCCTTCACCACGGCGCACCGGATCGGCTTCTTCAACGGCGCCAATCTGGCGGCGACGGTCGATACCGGCGAAGCCCAGCTGGTACCGGGGCGGCGCGCCTTGCTCCGCAGCGTGCGGCCGCTCGTCGAGGCAGCGGCCTCGTCGGACCTCGGCGTCAGCGTGCGCGCGGGCACGCGCAATCGAACCGTCGATCCGGTCTCCTTCGATGCTCCCGCGCCGATGAGTGCGTCCGGCTGCTGCCCGGTGCGCGCAAACGGCCGCTATCTGCGGGCGCGCATCGAGGTCGCCGCCGGTGCGAATTGGCGTCACATCCAGGGCATCGACGACATCGAGGTTAGCCCGGCGGGGCTGCGATGACGGCGGGGTTTCCGGCCCTGCCCGTCGGCGGCGGCGAGGCGCGGCAGGTCGCGGCGGTCGTCAACCGCCTCGCGCAGGGCAAGCTGAACTGCACGGGGTCGCTGACTTTGGCCGCCAGCGCGGCAAGTACGACCATCGACGATCCGCGCGCAACGGCGGGCAGCGTCATCCTTCTCATGCCGACGACGGCCAATGCGGCGGCCGAGCTCGGCAACGGGACGCTCCACGTTTCCGCCCGCGCGAAGGGGAGCTTTACGTTGACGCACGCCAACAATGCGCAACCCGACCGCAGTTTCGACTATGCGATGATCGGTTAGCCGCCGGGCCTCCGTCGAGATCGGGATCTTTCTGCAGGAGCAATCATTTGCCGCTCATCGGCATGCCGTCGGCCGAGATCGATGCCGTCTGGCCGCTCGTCGAGCCGCTGATCGCCGCCGCGTGCCGGCGGGGCCGCGGCAAGGAGGAGCCGGCCGATATCCGCGATGCCCTGAAGGAGAGGGATCTGCAGCTGTGGCTGGCGTGGGACGGGACGATCGTCGCGCTGGCGGTGACGCAGATCGTCCGACATCCGCGCAAGACCTGCTGCCGCATCCGAATCTGCGCGGGGCGCGATCGGCACGCCTGGCAGCACCACATCGCCACCATCGAAGCCTGGGCCCGGGCGCAGGGCTGCGCCGCCATGGAACTCATCGCCCGGCCCGGCTGGTCGCGCGTGCTGGCGAAGCACGGCTACGCGACGACACATCTCTTCTGCGAAAAGGAGCTCTGATCATGCCCGGCCCCAGCGACACCCAAACCACGATCCAGAAGAGCGAGCCATGGTCGCAGCAGATTCCCTATCTGGTCGGCGACCCGAAGAAGGGGATCGCCGGCCTCTTCCCCGAGGCTCATCGGCTCTATCAATCGGCGGGCCCGCTCTACTATCCGGGCCAGACCGTCGCCGGCGTTTCGCCGGAGCGCGAGGCGGCGCTGCAGGCGCAGGCGGCCCGCGCCATGGGCGGATCGCCCTTGACGGCCGTCGGGTCGGCCGAGCTCGGCCGCACGCTCGGCGGCGCCTATCTCGGCGGCAATCCCTATCTGCAGAATGCGATCGACGCCGCGGCGCGCGGCCTGACGCGTAACTACCAGAATGCGGTTGCGCCAGGCGTCGACAGCGCCTTCTCGCGCGCGGGCCGCTACGGCTCCGGCGCCCATGTCGCCGCCCACGAGGCGGCCCAGCAGAACCTCGCGGCGCAGCTCGGCGACGTCGCCGGAAACCTCGGATACCAGAACTACGCGGCCGAACGCGCGAATATGCTGAATGCGCTCAATGCCGCGCCAGCCTACGCGCAGCAAGACTATGCCGATATCGCCCAGCTCGATGCTGTCGGCCGGGCCCGCGAGGCGATGGCGCAGGCGCTCATCAACGACCAGGTCGCGCGCTGGAACTTCGACCAGCAGATGCCGGCCGACAAGCTCCGCCAGTATGCAGCCCTCGTCCAGGGCAACTTCGGCGGCACGATGTCGACGACGCAGCCCTATTCCGCCGGTTCGGGCATTCTCGGCGGCGCCACGGCGGGGGCAGGCGCCGGCGCCACCTTCGGTCCATGGGGTGCCGGCATCGGCGCCGTCCTGGGCGGGCTGCTGGGCGCCTTCTGATTGGACTGCCTGAAGATCTCGGAGAACGCACATGTCGGGAATCAAGGACTACTCGACCACACCGGCCAGCAACACAGCGCTGTTTCCGGAGGGCATGGCGCCCTCGGCGGTGAATGACGGGATGCGCCAGGTCCAGGCTGACCTCCGGAGCTGGTACAACGACGCCCAATGGATCGTCTATGGCGATGGCGACGGCACATTCACGATCGCCTACGTCTCGCCGACGTCCTTCAGCGTCAACGGCGCCGACGTGACCGCGGTCTATCACGCCGGTCGCCGGGTGAAGGCCAGCGGTACGCTCACCGGAACCATCTACGGCACGATCGCGTCGTCGGCGTTCGCCACCAACACCACCGTGACGGTGACCTGGGACGCGGGATCGTTGCAGAACGAGGCTCTGACCATCGCCATCGGCATCCTCAGCGCGGCCAACGGCGCCATGCCGCCAGCGGGCGCGACCGCGTTCGGCGCCGTGCAGTTGGCCGCCCAGGCCGATGTGGAGGCCGGCAGCTCGCCGGCGAAGGCCGTCACGCCGGCCGGCCTGTCGCCCGCGGCGATGACCTGGACCGGGCCGCACGTCTTCCGTTCGGCCGATGCCGGCGCCGACGAGAAGGTCGGCATAGACCTCGACCGTGCGTCCGCGACGCCCGCCGCGAACGATCTTCTGATGGCGCTCCGCTGGCTGATGCGCGACGCAGGCGGCGGTACCGACGTGGCC